TCATAATGTTTAATCTCACGTTCTAATTCTTCAGGTGATTTAGTTGTAATGTCCTGTTTAATTTCTTGACGTTCAACTAACATACCTAGATGTTTACCTATAAACTCCATGGCTCTATTTGCATTGGTTAAATCATTTTCTGCAAGACCACGATTGTACACATCCATAAACTTCTTTACAACTTGATTAATATTAACACTTACGTCCTTCATTGCGTCTAGTCTTATTTGATTACATCTTTCTTCAATCTTATCATTCTTTAATAATCGTTTAGCTTCAGCACGAGTCTTTGCATCATTGTTTAAATCTTTATAACCTGCTGAACGATACGCAGCTAATACGTCACCTGTAGCTGTATATTCTAAACAGAACTTCTCCTGCATAGCTGATAGTCCACTAGGTAATGTGTTCTTTGCAAAGTTATGATATTTTTGTTGTGCATTCTCTAGCATCTTTACTCTTTGACCTTCAGGTAACTTCTTACTTTTCTTCTCTGCCATTTTAAGTCTCCTTTCTTCAACTCTTCTCATGTACTCACGTCTCATCTCAATTAAGTCTCTACCTGCGTTTACCTTTTTTCTGGTAGCTGATACTTCTTTAATTAAGTCTCTAAGACCTGCATCATCTAAGTGGGCATATAATAAATGCTTTGGTTGTTTTTTCATTATTGTATTATACACTATATTGTGTTTATAAAAAAGTTAAAAAAACTATTGTGAGTTTTTAAAAAGTATGATATACTTATCACTAAGTTTCCAGGGTTAAAGGTATACCTGTAGGGAACACAAATCAATACAACACATAACTATATAGTCTCTATTGCATCCCTCGTGCAGTGTTGTGTAAATCTATTTTGAGGACTCCCCCATTTAATAATGATTATCAACAACTACAACTCCAAATCCTCCATAATTTTGTGGGGGTACCCTTTTTATATATATATGTGCATGCGTGTTTTTTGCGTCCCCATGTGCGTATATGCGTCTGTGCATGTCTGTGTATGCGTAAGTAATCTCTTTTTTGTTCTACATTCGTTCTATGTCAATTTCTTGACAGTTCTACCCTTGTTCTATGTCAATTATTTGACGATTAGTGTGTGCATGACCTGTGTAGGTCTGTGTGAGTGCTACGCAAGTGCATGTAATGTAGTTATCAACTACATTTTCTTCAATGTTTTCAATGCAGTTATATAAAAATACTACTGAATGTAATGAAGTAGTATTTATTATATATATATCTCTTGGTTTCCTCCCTTGTTGTTTCCCTTGCTCTCTTGCATCTAGGCAGTTGGGCAAGGGCACAACGCAAGTGAGAACTCCACGACCTAGTAAAAAATACTACTGAATATAATGAAGTAGTATTTATTTACTACTAACAAAAACTCAAACAAAAGGAGTTTGACTATGTCAAAAGCTAAACAATTAATACAAGGACTGACGAAGTCAGAAAAAAAGAAATGGCATAATTTTCTTGACAAAGAAAATGATGACAATACAATAACTATATCTTCTGAAGAAGATATAGAGATAGCAATAGAATTGGGACTTCTAGTTCCTAGAAAATAATTAACTGAAAGGACTTAAACTATGTTTAATTTTAAAGCTACAACTTATCTTTGGATAAGTTTATTTTGTTTCTTCATGTGTATTACAAGTGGCATATGCCTATTGTTCGTAGAACAACCTACAAGTTTCTTAGATAGTTTTATGGGTTATGGTATTTGTACTGTTGCATTCTTTGGAATGGGAATGGCAAAGGGACTTGAATAATAAAAAATACTTCTGAATATAATGAAGAAGTATTTATTTATTAAATATTAACGACCAACTGAAAGGTTAGATTATGACTGGTACGATAATATATCAAGGTCAATCTTTGATTGATGGTAAAGATATTGTAGTGATTTACTTCAATGGAAGTAAAAACACAAAGACTGGCAATATGGCTCAGACCTATATCATTCGTAGTGATATAGACCCAAGACTTGCCAGTAAGACTGGTGCAGATTATTCAATCTGTGGCAACTGTAAGCATAGGGGTACACCTACAGACGACCCAAACAGAAAACAAGCGATTAACAGAACTTGTTATGTTAAATTGTTTCAAGGTGTACTTGCAGTTTACAAGTCATTTATGAAAGGTAACTACAAAGTAGTTAACAACCATAATGACATACAAAGTCTTGGCGAAAATCAAGTCATAAGACTTGGTACTTATGGTGACCCAAGTGCAGTACCTAGCTACATATGGGACAGTTTACTTAGCAAAGCTAAGAAACATACTGGCTATACTCACCAATCAAAGATTGCTAGTGCAGATGTACGAGCTGACCAATGCATGATGAGTGCTGATACTTACGAAGAAAGTAAACAGTTTTGGTCTAAAGGATTTAGAACTTTTAGAGTTCTACAAAAGAACGAAGAACTTGATGCGAAGCATGAAGTCCTTTGTCCAGCTTCTAAGGAAGCAGGAAAGCGAACTACTTGTGAGAACTGTGTTCTCTGTAGTGGTTCAAATATTAACGCAAAGAGTGTTGCAATTTATCAACACTAATAAAAAATATTACTGAATATAATGAAGTAATATTTATTTATTAATTAACACAAAGGAGTACAACTATGGTTGCTAACAATCTAGTTTTGCGAGTAGCAAAGAAAAAAATCTACTCAGAACTACCAAAGGTAGAAACTAACGAAAATGGAAACATTACTTTTACCTATGGTAATATTAAGATAACGACTAAACCTTTTGATGTGACTGCGTCAAGTTGTCATAGACTGATTGCTGACATTGAAGGAACTGAAATTATTGTGCAAGATGAGTGTTCAAACACTCAAGAAGTTCTTGTACAGACACAAGGTAAGCATACAATCCACGAGTTGTCTGCGAATGATAAATTTTCAATCACTAGATTGATTGACGCATTCACAAACCTTTTTAAAATTGGCGACCTTACTAAAGTAAGAATGTCAGTATTTAAATAAATTAAACCTTGCATTACGAAAGGTGGTATGCTATGTAGTATGGGTAAGGTGCAGAACTTATGTGAAAGCATTAAACTGCACCACCTTTTATTTAATTAAAAGGTAACTAGAGTAAAGGTACTTGCAATACTTAACAGATTATTAAGTTATGCATAACTAAATAATGGCTGACTTCACTTCAAGTTTCTAGTTACCCTTTAATTAAATAATACTATGAATACTTATGAATAGTATTATTATATTAACCTAGCTGAAAGGAGTTTGATATGGCTAGAAAAATAACCTTTACATCAGCATTACCTGATGACATAGACGAAAGGGTTGAAAAAATTCAAGTTAGACTTGAAGAACTTAATCCTGAGTTCCAAGCTATGGCTGAAGAACTTCAGCAAATAGGTTGGGATTTAGCAGATTCCAATAGGGATTTGCGGAAAAATAACTTAATGCACTCAAAGGTGAGTGAGTTTGAACAACTCAAATGGCTATCTGATTGGTTGAAAGACTTTAGAATTAACCCAAGATAATAAAAAATATTACTGAATATAATGAAGTAATATTTATTTATTAATTAACTGAAAGGAAAAACACTATGAAAGAAACTATGAAAGTTAAAGTTTACTATAACTTACATAAGAACTGTTACTCTATCGTTTCTCTTGAGAAAGAGAACTATGGTAGAGTAATCAAGCACGAGAACTATGTGCCATTGACAAATGCACAGTTCAAAGTGTCAGAGAAAGGCAGACAACGAGTGTTGCGTGAGCAAAAAAAGAATGTCCACGCATATGTTGTAGGCACTTGGGTAAGCGAGTTTGTACCCAGATTGCCTATCAAATTAGCTACTTATAATCCTTATAAGTACAGTAGCTTTGTTGATGCTCACTCTAAGAAACCATTAGCTAAAGCTAAACAAGTTCTACTTTCAAAAAGACATTTTGTAGGTAGACAAACAAGCCAAATATATTATGTGGCATAACAAAAAGAAAGGAGTTTGACTATGTCAAATCAACATTTACAAATGCAAGAAGATTTATATTCTGAAATAGAATATCATCTTGCTAGATTGTATGATGAAGAAACACGCACATTCATCTACAATGGTGAGAGAATCACCAAGTTTAACTTTGAAGAATTCGCTTCAGATAGATTGGTAGTTGCTGAACTCTTTAATGAAATCATAGACAGAGTATGGCAAAGGTACAAAGTACATTTGACATCTGAAGAAGCAGAATACTATGATGAATTTGCAAATGAATACTTGTACAATCTTCTGAATGAAGATATACAAGAGCATAGAGCAAGTGAACAACCCATATAAAAAATAATACAAATACTTATGAGTATTATTTATTTATATAATATTAATCACA